ATTTTTCTTTCAAGCTTATTGTTTTTAAGTAAGTCATACAGCTTAAAAAAGTATGAGAGAAAATCATTGATTTCATCATTTTTATCTAGAAGATTTCCTGTATGAAAATATTCTTCTTCAAAATCAGCGAAGTTATCTGCTGACCAGTCTTCGAATTGATAAAATTTGGAAAAATAAAAGGCCTTATATGTGATGGGACCTTTTCTCTTGGCAAATTGGGAATCATAAGTATGTTCACATGGTTCTTTCTCAAAATGAATCTCCGTTGGCGATATATCCAGGCAACTCACAATGTCATGTTCTATTAAAGACATAAGAAAACTACAAATGTCCTTATTAGATATTGATTCGTTGGGTGATTTTTTTGGGGTATTACCAACAAGAAAATCAATGGAAACATTGAAGTGATTAGCTATTCCAATGACCTGGTCAAGAGTGAAACATTTCTTATTGTTGGGGTTAAGGGCGTGGTTAATGTTAGGTTGTGACATACCGAGAATTTCACCAAGTTTTTTTTGAGTAATACTGTTATTAGTCATAAGATCATTAATATTCTGAATCAGAATATCGCTATTAAGATTTGACATAGGACATTCTCCTTTCGATATTATTATTCATAATGAATATATATATTCTATATTTGAATATATCATACCATAGATAGTACACTTATTGCAACAAAAGTCTTAGAAAATTTTTAAAGGAATAAAGGACAAGTGATAAATAAGGGAATTTACATTTTTTCCCACATAAATAAGTGCAATAAAAATGAATTTTATCAAAATGTGAGAAAGCAAGTTGAGAGTAAGTAAGTGTATTAGCACTAATATAAAATTGTAATTTTGGATTTTGAGATAAAAGCACAATATTTGTGTTTTCATCTGAACACCCAAAAGTGTTCAAATAAAAAATATTTAAGCCAAATGGCGCGCGACATTGGGCGAGGATACATAAAATTCAGTTTTACCAATAAAAGGTATTTCTTAAATTTTATGAAATCTCGTCTTGTTGTCGTGCCATCAGACAGATTGTCCTCGCTCAGTGCGGAAACGCAAAGGCGGAAAGAGGATAATTTATGGCAACACAAGGCAACGCTAGTAGCGTAAATTCAAACACTGTAACTGTTAACCCTTCACCCCTTAATTTCCCACATCCTTATTTCGTACCAATCGATGATGGTGATGAAGAAACCATCAAGCATTATAAGAGAAATGGTGTACCTGTAGTACACATAGCTTTGCCAGGTAGGAAGAAACACTACTACGCAGTTTTCAATGGCACTACACAAGCAGAGGCAGACAGAATGAATAGAACTTTTGGTGCTTGGGATAAGAAGGCTTATCGTGATAAGAAAGCACAGAAAGAGAATGAAATTTCCTATGACGAGTTAGCTGAGAGTGGATATGAGACAAGTGATAATTACAATAATCCGGAAGAAACTGTTGCATATAAGATTATGCTTGATGCTCTAGCCAGTGTACTAACTGAGCTTACAGAAGAAGAACTTCGTATCTGCAAGATGGTAGCAAATAAAGAGCCACAGCAGAAAGTAGCGGAAGAACTTGGAATTCCAAGGACTACTTTAAGAGACCGTAAAAATAAGCTAATTAAGAAGTTAGGCAATATTCTAAAATATTATATGTAAAAATAAAGAACCCTCAATGGCAGCACGAGGCCATTGGGGGTTTCACTTTTAGTCTTTCTTATAAAAATTTGTTTCGTATCCGTCTGCTCTTAAAAGCAATCCTTCAATCCAATCAGGGGTTCTGCCCATTTGGTCACATATAGCACCAAGGTTTGTATCTATCGGTGTTTCTATAATTACTTCGTCATGTACATGACCCACGATAAAACAGTAGGAGAGGGTACGCATAGCAAAAGCTAATATGTCACGGCTGATAGCCTGCACTATGTTTTCTACAAATTTGGGACCATAACTTTCAATTCGAGACCATTTTTTGCCCTCGGAAACACCCTCGTAGGTGACAGATTCCCCTCCAAATTTATTCTCGCTAATCTTAGGCTTTACATAACATAGCCTTCTGCCGGAAGGAAGTATAATAAAGAGCATTCCACTTTTATAAAGAAAATTGATACCGTGGGTTTTTGTAGTAGTTCTCTCTTTTATAGCCTTTTTTACAGCATTATCCACATCCCACCAAAGTTTAACTATATTTGGGTTGGCGGCTCTCCACGAGTTTACAAGTGGTTGCAGTTCATATTCCTGCAAACCCATATCTAAAGCACCCATAGAAGTTAATGCCCCAACTGAACCACCGTAGCCAAGTGCCAATTCTGCAATCTTGCCCTTTTGACGAAGGTGAGCATTCTGCCCGTGTTTTTCAACAGGGACATGGAACATTGCACTAGCAGATGCACAGTAAATATCTCCATTATTCCTAAAAACCTCAAGCCTCCAGTTTTCTTTTGCTAAAAATGCGATAACTCTAGCCTCAATAGCGGAGAAGTCAGCAACACAGAACTTGTACCCGGACTTTGGCACAAAAGCTGTTCTAATAAGTTGGGAGAGAGCATCAGGTATATCATCGTAGAGCATATTCATAAACTCATAGTCCCCGGACTTAACGGTATCTCTTGCAACTTCTAAATCCGTCATATGATTTTGGGGTAAATTTTGAAACTGAACAATTCTTCCTGCCCATCTGCCGGAACGGTTTGCTCCGTAAAACTGATACAGCCCTCTGACCCTCCCATCTTTACAGACGGCACCTTCCATTGCCTGGTATTTCTTTACAGATGATTTTGCTAACTGCTGACGAAGTTTTAAGACATCTGCCACATTAGACGGTACAGCTTTAAGTAAATCAATAATAGCCTTCTTATCAAGTGAATCTGTTTCAATTCCTTTACTTGTAAGCCAGTCTTTCATCTGTGCCACAGAGTTTGGGTTATCAAGGTCGGTTTTATCTTTAAGTGTGCCTATAAGCCTAGCTTTACTAAAGGCATCAAACTTAATAGCGTTTGTAACAACATCCATATCAAGCAAAATGCCTCTGTCATTTATCTCTTGATCAAGATGGTATTCTTCCCACACACTATCCGGTACAGGAAAACGGGATAATTTATTTTGTATATTCATTTCAACTTCTACATCCCTTTTATTATAGGTCTTGAACATTTCCCATTTTTCGGGGGCATCTGATGGCATATTCCTTGTTCTGCCACCATTAGACTTAGTTGGTTTACAGGGAATACAGAAATAACGAATAAGATCTTTACCCTCTTTTAATTTCTGTTTCTCAAGTCCTAGAACAGAACCTACACCTTCAAGGGATAATGGCAATCCCATATAAGCTGACCAGATCATGGAGCATTTCCAAGCTGAAGGGTCAAGATAGTTTCTAACTGAATCTTCGGGGATACTATAGCTTTGGAAGTATTCAGGATAATTGCGTTTGAGCCAATAGGATAGAAATACTCTCTCAAAGGCAGCATTAAATGCCCATTTTTCAACCGAGTTATCTGTTAGCGCTGTTAGAATGAAGTCTGGTATATCCTCGCCACTAGCGACATCAACAACTTCAACAGGTCGGCTGTTAACAGAGTAAGCAAATAGAAGTATCTCTGAATCGGACGACTCAGCATAAGGATATATACCGTGCTTGATTGAAACACTTGAGTAAGTTTCTAAATCGATAGATAATGTTTTAATAATTTCTGGGATTTTCATATGTTGTCTCCTTTATAAAAAGGTGGTAGATATATCTTCTACCACCCTAATGATTTGATACTGTCCCTTAGGCTTTTTTAAGCTTTTTCTTTATCTTTTCAATGATTTCAATAACTGTGAATAAAGCACTACCCAGTATAATTCCTAAACTTACACTAAAGCATATACATAACATTAAGTGTTCAAAATTTGTCATTTTATTTTCCTCATTTCATAAAAGTGGCAGGCAGCAGTTATTCCACTACCCACAGGGTTAATGGTTACTACAGATTAAGAAAGAAAATCCTCATCGTCATCGGTTGCAAAATCTGACTCAGCACTAGCCTTACCACCAAGAGGCTCGCCATCTCTTATCTTCTGAAGGTTATTAAGACCACAAGCTATTCCCTTATTACCATTCACATTGAATGCGTAGAAGTTGATAGATGCTCTACCATATACACCTGAGTACACTTCTGAGCGTTCAATTATAGGCTGTCTGTCTGCATCTACAACACCGGGAGCAGTAGAGGAATTAGCGTTTACGAAATAACAACCTGCGTATGCTTCATCATCTGGCTTTTCAATATCTCCATCACGGAGTGGATTCTTAATAGATGTAAGAGGAGGTACGGACTTGCCATTGCCTTTAAGCTTTGACTGACCTTCCTCGTATGCGGTCTGAATAGCTGCCTTAATTTTGTCTACGGTTGCTGTGTCATCTTTTTGAATGATTAGGGAAACTGAAAACTTAGGCTTACCTCCATCAATTGACTTTGGATCCCATACATTTGCATAAGACCATCTTGTGTTAACACCTGTAATTACCTTTGTTGGGTTCTGAATATTTGTCATTATTTTTCTCCTTTACAATTTAAAATCATCTTTAGCTGTGTTAAGTGCCTGTCGTTTATCTGATATTGGCACAAGTGTTGGTTTACCTTGTGGCTTTTCTACTAAGTCCCCAAGGAGTTCATTAAACTTCGTCTTACCAAGAAGAGAAGTCATTGCGGTGATACCGAGAAGTTTTTTCTCAAAAGGGTCAAATCCTGCATCTTTGACTGCATATGCGACAGCATCCTCATCCGTATACTTACGGTTTGCCCTACCTTCAACTACTTTGTAGCCGTCATAGACTGTACCGCTTAAAGCCTGCTGTAGTGCATATTCTTTGATGTCATTAACCCAAGCTACAAGTTCATCAGCTCTAGGTAAAATTGCTGCAATTTCTGTATCTTCAAGGTTTGCCGGCATCTCGAAATCATACTTTGCAAGTTCAAGGTTGTATTCTGCCCTTTTACGGCAGTCAGCTTTTATTTTGCAGAACTGACAATGGTCTCCGGCTTTGAATTCGCCTGTTCCTTCATATGCCAGCTTGGCAGCTGGAGCAAGTATATTGTCTGCCCAGTTTAGAAGGTCTTTCTTGTTCATTTCAAATGTAGAGATATTCTCTCGTCTTGGTTGGAAGATGGTCATCTTCACAGTTTTTATGTCATAAATGCCATCGTAGATATCAAGGGCTCCAAGTGCATAACACATCATCTGCGGATTGTTTTCTGCCTCTACGAGAACACCAAGACCATACTTAAAGTCGATGATATGAAGAACATCATCTGCAACAATGATGCAGTCTCCTGTACCGAAACCTTCCGGTACCCATTTGGAGAAGTCAAGTCTCTGCTCAACAAGTATGATAGGATCTTTACAAAAGGACTTTGCCTCTTCTAACTGCTCTATAACATAATTGCGGTATTCTTCTGTACAGTTTTCCATTTCAGCATCATAGAAATCTAGGTTGTCAACAGGATCTGTTGTTGCCTGTCCGATTGCTTTTAATACTTTATGTTCACAAAGTTCGTGAGCATCAGTACCCTGTTGTGCGTAAGGACTTGCTCTGTCATCTTTGTCTGCACATAACCTTGCCGATGGAGGGCAGTTTAGCCACTGCTTACTTGCAGATGCAGATAGAAGTGCGTGTTTAGGCATTGCCAACCACCTCCAACTCTGTCATAAGTTCTAAGTACTTATCTTCAGGAACTTTGGTAAGAGTGCCGTCTTCTGAATACTTGGTTACGATAGCTTTAACTTCTGATTTGTACTTACAACCATCAACCTTGGCTTTCTGTGAGAGCATTGCTCTGACTTCTTCCTTGGTATAAGTTTTTACTTCGGTATCTGCCTCTGCCGGAGTATCTGTAGCAGGTTCTTTTTCGCTGACCTTCGTAGGCTTTTCTTTCTTTGCTGTAGCTTTAGACTGTGATGCATCTTCTGTAGAAGAGTAGATATCACTTAAAGCCTGAAAACTGTCTGCGATTGTCTTAAATAATACTGTGATTTCTGTGTTTTTCATCTTCTGTTTCCTCCTTTAACTGATGGTTTACTATGATTTTCTTTGCAAGTTGCCTCGTAATGACGCTGATTGCAAAAAGGACATCTGATAATTCCTTATCCAGTTCAATATCCCTGATCACTTCGGTATCAATGCTTCCAGCTGTTGCCATTTTTATCACTTCCTTTCTGAGTGGCTATTTTGTCCTTCACTATCCTATGGACAAATTTTTTGATTTTGGGCGGAAACTTTTTTATTTTTTTTTAGTTTCTTTGCCTTTCACTATCCTATGGACATGAATTTAAGTTTTGGGTGGATAGATTTTGGGATAAGAAGAAAAATTATTTTAGATTTTTACCGCCCATTTTAGAAATATATGTCCATTGGAAGGTGAAGGGATAAAAAACTTATCTCTATCTTTTAACGAAAGGAGTGATTCTTTTGGAAGTTAATTATAAAAACACAGAAGGCTATGCCGACACGGTCCCATACCAGGCATTAACCAATATTGATAAGGAACAGAAAAAATACAGACCTATCGTTTATATCTGTTCTCCATTCAGCGGCGATGTGGAAGGAAATACTAAGAAAGCAAGAGCCTACAGCAGATACGCTGTGGATCAAGGTTTTATACCGATTGCCCCACACTTATTACTTCCCCAATTTATGAAAGAAGATAGTGAGCGTGACCTGGCTATGTTTATGGATATAGCAATTCTTTCTAAATGTAAGGAACTATGGGTGTTTGGCAATCCTACAGCCGGTATGTGGAGAGAAATTGCTTATGCAGAGAGAAAACAGATGACAATTAAGTATTTTTATGAGACTTGGGAGGGAAATTAAATGAAGTTAGTTTTGTGTAGATCGAACTCCTCTGGTGATAAAAAGAACTGTTTCTATCCTAACAGGGTAGAAGTAACTTCTGCAGAGGAAATGGCACAAGCGGTCAGCTTTGACCATGTATGTGCCGAATACGATAAGAACTATCGTAGTGTAGGTAATTTTCAAAAGTCCAATGTAGTTGTAATGGACTGTGATAATGACCATAGCGAGAATCCGGCAGACTGGGTTACCCCGGAAATGCTAGATGACATGATGCAGGATATTTCGTATGCAGTTGCTTCGTCAAGACACAATATGCTTGAGAAAGATGGAAAGAAGGCAAGACCTAGGTTTCATGTTTACTTTGCAATAGAAGAAACTTGTGACGTAACCTATTATGCTGCTCTTAAAGCTGAAATTTACAAGGCATACCCATTCTTTGATGGAAATGCTCTTGATGCCGCAAGATTCATATTTGGTGCAGATGTTGATGATGTGATTTGGCATGACGGCTGGGTTCTTATATCGGAAGAGATGACGGTTGAGCCTGCCGAAGAAGATGACAATTTTGACGGCAGTAGTGTCTGTGGTCCCATCACAAAAGGCAGCCGTAATAACACATTATCTCGTTTTGCAGGGAAGGTTCTAAAAAGATATGGCGAGTGTGACAAAGCTCATGAAGTGTTCTTGGAACAGGCTGCAAAATGTGATCCTCCTCTTGGCGACTTAGAACTTAAGACTATCTGGTATTCGGCACTTAAGTTTTTCAGAACTAAGGTGTCAACGGATGGAGGGTATGTTCCTCCTAATAAGTACAATGATGATTTCGCATCCGGAGCAGATTCATTAAAGCCGGAAGATTACTCTGATATAGGACAGGCAAAGGTATTGTTCCGTGAGTATGGGGATGAACTTAAGTTTACAGCAGCAACAGACTTTATTCGATTTGATGGAAAAGTGTGGGTGGAAGATAAGCAGATGGCAGTTGGTGCTTGTGTGGAGTTCCTTGATTTACAGTTACAGGATGCAAAGGACTGCATGGAAGAAGCTGAAATGGCACTTATAAAAGCAGGATATGATGAATCAATGGTCATGAAAGGTTCAAAGGCTATTGCAAAAGACATCAAGACAGAGCATCTAGGTATTTTTTATTTATTAGTTGGAGCAGAAAAGTATCTCGCTTTTACTATGAAACGCAGAGATTACAAGTATATTATTTCTGCACTTAATGTTTCAAAGTCCATGCTAACCATAAAAGTATCAGACCTTGATAAAGAGCCGATTCTTCTTAATACCCCAAGAGCAACCTACAATGTAGAAAAAGGAATGGCAGGAGAACAGCCACATGACCCATTAGACCTTATTACCAAAATCACGGAATGCTCCCCTAGTGATGAGGGTATGGATATATGGCTTGCGGCATTGAACACTTTCTTTAGTGGTGATGCAGAACTTATCGAGTATGTTCAGAAGGTTATCGGCTTGGCTGCAATCGGAAAGGTGTATGAGGAATTTATCATTATTGCCTATGGTGACGGAGCAAACGGCAAGTCGACCTTTTGGAATACCATAGCCCGTGTGCTTGGCACATATAGCGGCAAGATTTCCTCTGACATTCTCACAATAGGCAACAAGGCAAATGCCCAGCCTGAACTGGCAGAGCTTAAGGGCAAGCGTCTCATCATTGCATCTGAGATGCAGGAGGGTGTACGGCTTAATACGGCAATGGTAAAGCAGCTTTGTAGTACTGATGAGATACAGGCTTGTAAGAAGTATAAGGATCCTTTTCATTTCGTACCTTCCCATCAAGTGGTTCTTTATACTAACCACCTTCCTAAGGTTGGTGCTAATGATGACGGTATATGGAGAAGACTTAAGGTTATACCTTTTAATGCGAAGATTAAAGGCAAGTCTGATATCAAGAATTATGCTGATTACCTTTATGAAAAAGCAGGTTCCGCCATCATAAAATGGATTATAGAAGGTGCAGAAAAAGTTAGTAGTTCAGACCACAAAATAGATGATCCTAAATGTGTAAAAGATGCTGTGGCTGCATATCGTGAAGACAATGACTGGCTTTCTCATTTTATTGAAGATTGCTGTGAAGTTGGAAAAGGTCTCAATGAAAAGTCAGGTGAGTTTTATCAGCAGTATCGTGCATATTGCATTCAGAATGGAGAGTACATTCGCAGTACAACAGATTTTTATGCAGCAGTTGAAAATGCAGGATTTTATAGACATAAGACAAATAAGGGCAGTTTTGTTGAAGGGGTGAAACTCAAAACAGGAAATGATTTCATTTAAGGTTTTTGTAAGTGCCAGTTGTGACACTCAATGCAGAAGAGTTATTTATGATTTTAAGAGTGTGACAGTCAGTGACAGTCGTATACAAACTTTTATGAGTTATACTCATAATTTCACAAACCCTTATTTTAAGCCATTTGTGATACTCATTACACTCTCTACCAAAAGTAGCCTATATAGAGAAAATAATATAAAAAAGCTATATAGAGAGATTTTGGTAGAGAGTATCTTGAGCGTCACACTGATAATAATTTTGATGGAGGAAACGAAGATGCATTTTTATTCTTGGGTGATAAAAAAATATAAGATCGAGAATTCTATGAAGGGAGTTTTGGCCAGAAGTATGAAGGCTAGTAGAGGCGAATACCCGGCACAGAGATCACTATCTACACAGAGAAGATATCTAATCAATTGCTGTAATGCATCTGATAGCTGTTTGAAAGCATTTGATGAACTGGTGGTGGAATATGAGAGAGAAAATCATTGAACGGAAATTAGTAACTGAAGTTAAAAAGCGTGGTGGCATCTGTCCTAAGTGGGTATGCCCATTCTTTGATGGAATGCCGGACAGACTGGTATTTCTACCGGGTAGGCATTTTGGGATGGTGGAGGTTAAAGCACCGGGAGAGAAACCGAGACCTTTGCAGGTGTCAAGGCACAATCTTTTACAGAGACTAGGCTTTAAGGTTTATATCCTTGATGCTATAGAAAATATAGGAGGTACCCTTGATGAAATTCAATCCACATAAGTATCAGCAGTATGCGATAGATTTTATAATTAAAAATCCTATTGCAGCAATCCTGCTTGATATGTCGATGGGAAAAACAGCAATCTGTCTTATGGCAATACAGCATCTTATGTATGAGGCATTTGAAGTAAATAAGGTATTGGTAATATGCCCATTAAGAGTAACCCTTACTTGGAGGGATGAAATAGCTAAGTGGTCACAGCTTAATGGTCTTACCTACTCAATTGTAAAAGGAACAGCAGTGCAGAGAAAGAAAGCACTTAAACAGGATGTAGACCTTTATATCATCAATCGTGAAAATCTTCCTTGGCTTATCAATATAAGTGGTATTCCATTTGATTTTGATATGGTTGTGGTAGACGAGCTGTCATCTTTTAAGAACCACCAGACGGCAAGGCACAAAGCGTTGATGAAGGTTCGCCCAAGAATTAAGAGAATTGTAGGTCTTACGGGAACTCCTGCTTGTCAAGGACTTATGGACTTGTTTGCAGAATTTAAAGTCCTTGATATGGGAGAAAGGCTTGGAAGGTTTATAGGGCAGTACAGATTAAACTATTTCAGACCGGACAGGGTTAATGGAAACATTGTTTATAGTTATAAACTACTTCCGGGGGCAGGAGAAAAAATCTACGATAAAATTTCAGATATCACAATCTCTATGAAAGCCGTGGACTACTTGGATATGCCGGAACTAATCTCGACAGAGTATCCCGTTTATCTTGATGAAAACGAAATGAAAAAATATGATGAACTTAAAAAGGAGCTGATTCTGTCAACCCCGGAACATGAAGTGACTGCATCCAATGCAGCATCACTTTCAAATAAGCTGTCTCAGATGGCTAATGGAGCAGTTTATACAGATGACGGAAATGTAATTACATTTCACGATAAAAAGCTGGATGCACTTGAAGACATTATTGAATCAGCAAATGGGAAACCACTTCTTGTAGCTTATTGGTACAAGCATGATTACACAAGAATTGTAGAACGCTTAAAGAGAATTAGGGTCAGCTATATGAAGATTGATACAGATGAGAGCATTAAAAAATGGAATAACAAAGAAATTCCGGTTGCTTTAATACATCCTGCCTCAGCTGCACATGGACTAAACTTACAGCAGGGTGGAAACACGATGGTATGGTTGGGAATAAGCTGGTCATTGGAATTGTATCAGCAAGCCTGCTGTAGGTTATACAGACAGGGTCAGTCTGAAGGGACCGTCTCCATTATCCATCTGATTTCTAAGGGAACTATTGATGAGAAAATTATGAAAGCACTATCAGAAAAGGATAGCACTCAGAGTTCTCTTATTGATGCAGTAAAAGCGGAAATATAGCCAATCAGAAGTAAGTGGGAGTCAATCATAGCCAAACCAAGGGAATAACAATACATATTTCGGAGGTAAAGCCTATGAGTACAACAAGTTATATGGAACAGGAGCAGGCTTTGGGTAACTCTGTAGTGCTGCAGGCAGTAAAAGATTACAGGGATGCAGTTAGGAAATTATCTCATGGGAAAAAGAATAAGGTGGCAGAAGAGATGAGAAATGAATGTGTTAAGTTTTTCAAATCAGACCATTTTAATTATTTCAGCAAACTTGACGGAGCTGCACTTTTATCAGAACTTGAGAAGGAGGTAGAGCATGACGGTTAAGGAATATTTAAGCCAGTCATATAGGTTAGAGCAAAGAATAGAACTCTGCAGACTGGAAATAGAGCAACTAAGAGAACTGGTTACAGCGATTAGATCAGCTGGTTTTGAAGAACATTATAATGCGACAAGAAACACATCTTCTCAGTTTGAAAAAATATTGATGAAAATAATGGAGATGGAAGAGAAAGAGGGGATAATGCTTGAAACTTTATTGACATTCAAGGAAGAATTAAAAAGCATTATAAACTCTATTGAGAATAAGGACGAAAGGCTTGTTTTATATTATCGGTACTGTTACTGCATGATGTGGACACAGATTGCAGATAAGTTGGGCTGGGATGCAAGGACAATAAAAAGATGGCATAATAAGGCACTTACTAAAATATCACTTCCGGACAATCCTACAGTTATTGATTAAAAAATAAAATTTGTACCTATTGTCCACTGTTGTCACTCTTGAAATTTGTTATAGTAATAATGGCAAAAAGAATAAAATGTTAAAGGCAAATAAACAGCTTTCACTTTGGGAGACCACCGTGAAGGCTTTTATTATACTAAAACAAGGAGGTGCAAGCACAATGCCAAGAAAGGCAAAACACCCCTGTCACCATCCCGGCTGTCCGAACCTTACAGAAGGCCGGTTCTGTGAGGAACACCAAAAGGAAGAGAACAAGTGCTACGAGAAGTACCACCGTGACCCGGCTACAAGAAAACGGTATGGCAGAGCGTGGAAACGCATTCGTGACAGTTACGTTAAGACTCATCCTTTTTGTGAGCTGTGTTATGAACAGGGGAGGTTGGCAGAGGTTGAGGAAGTACACCACAAGATTCCTTTGTCAGAAGGTGGAACTCATGACAAGACAAACCTAATTAGTCTTTGCAAGAGTTGTCACGCACGAATTCATGCGGAGAGAGGAGACAGGTGGCATAATCATAATGATAAGTGAATCCCTTATCGTTATTTCACCGAGAATCGATTTAACACTCTTAGTAAGGAATTATATATCGGTGAGGGTAGGGGCGGTCAGAATCCCTAAATACAAAGCCACAGGGCAACGGTGCCGCCCCTTCGTGTGTGCTTTTTGCGTTTTTGAACGGGGTATTAAACCCATAATCGTTAAAATTTATAAGGAGTTGATGACATGGCAAAAGACGGAACTGCCCGTGGCTCTAATGTCAAGGTTAACGCAGGACGGAAACCCAAGGCATTGGCTGATAAGATTGCTGCAGGCAACCCAGGCGGAAGAAAGTTAAAAGTCATTGACCTTCCGGAAGGAGCAAAACTTGAAGGGGCTGATATCCCTGAACCTAGTTCATATATCAAATCTAAGCAGAAGGCTGTAGGAGAGTTTGATGCAGAACATATCTACAAATACATATTTCTGTACTTAAAAGAGAAAGGCTGCGACAAACTTATAAGCAAACATATGGTGGAGCAGTATGCGATGAGCGTATCAAGACTGATGCAATGTGAAGAGGCCATATCCGAATATGGTTTTCTTTCCAAGCACCCAACCACAGGACAGGCTTGTGCATCTCCATTTGTGGCAATGGCTCAAAACTATCAAAAACAGGTAAACACAATATGGTATCAGATATTTCAAGTGGTAAGGGAAAATTGCTCGGCGGATTTCAATCCTGATGATGCAGACCCAATGGAGATGCTGCTAAGAAGCAGAGGATAAGGAGAATTTTACAATGATAGAAAAAGTAAATCCGATGCATCCTGATAAGGTTGCAGACAGAATAGCAGGTGCTATTGTAGACCTTGCATACAAGGCAGAAGAAAATCCTAAGATTGCAGTAGAGGTCTTAATTGGGCATGGCAAATGCCATATGATTATTGAAACTTCGGCAAATCTTAATGAAAGATACATTGAAGAGGCGGTCTTTAGAATTGCCGGAGACGTGCAGACAGATATCGTAATCGTTCCACAGGATAAGCAATTGGCTGATAATCAGAAAGGAACTGTACATTGTGGAGATAATGGAATATTTAAGGGAGCACCGCTCACAGAGGAACAGAAGAAGTTATCAGATATTGCCAGATGCATTTACGATAAATACCCTATAGACGGAAAGTACATCCTTGATGGGGAAAGACTTATAATATGTCAAAGCAATGCAGATAAAACTACACTTGAGAAACTCTACCCAGGGTCAGAGGTAAACCCAATAGGCGACTGGGCAGGAGGTACAGATGTAGATACAGGTGCTACAAACAGAAAGCTTGGTTCTGATATGGCAGACTCCGTTACAGGAGGGGGTCTACACGGTAAGGATTTATCAAAGGCGGATGTATCTGTAAACATTTATGCTTTTCTTAAAGCACAGGAAACAGGTAAGCCTGTGGAACTGTGCTGTGCTATCGGTGATGAGGAAGTTGACAGCAGGCCTTACAGCGAAATAGTAAAGATTGCAAGAGACTTTATTGTAAAGCTTGGCGGTTTTGAGGCATTTGCAGAATGGGGGTTATTTTAATGACAAAGCATACTACCGAGATGAAAATGGTATCGATATCTAAGTTGATACCATATGTGAATAACGCAAGAACCCATTCCCAGGAACAGGTTAATAAACTCCGTGGTTCTCTTCGTGAGTTCGGCTTTATTAATCCTGTAATTATTGATGCAGATTACAATGTTATAGCCGGACATGGCAGACTTATGGCTGCCAAGGAAGAGGGGATTGAGGAAGTGCCTTGTGTACTTGTAGATTACCTCACCGAAGCACAGAAAAAGGCATACATTCTTGCCGACAACCGATATGCACAGGATGCAGGATGGGACGAGGAGATGTTACGGGTTGAGATTGAAGCCTTGGAGGGAATGGACTTTGATGTGTCATTTACAGGTTTTGATGAACAGGAGATTGCAGACCTTCTTGCAGGGGATGCTGATGATACAAAAGAAGATGATTTCGATGTTGAGGAAGAATTACAGAAACCATGCTTTTCTATGACAGGAGATATCTGGCATATTGGAAAACACAAAGTCATCTGTGGTGATTCCACACAGGAAGATACCTATACACAGCTTTTTGAGGATAAGAAGTGTAATCTTGTCTGCACGGATCCACCGTACTTTGTAGCACTTGAGAATGCATCCGGCAAGATTGCCAATGATGACCTTAACGATAAAGACGGCTATGAATTCCTTATGAAAGCCTTTACTAATTTCCATAATATTATGGCTATCGATGCATCCATCTATGTATTCTATGCGACCATGAAGGCACGTGTATTTTATGATGCATATGAAGATGCAGGCTTTAAGGTAGGTGCAGGACTTATATGGAAAAAGCCAAGGGCTCCGCTTATGAGGACTGACTGGAAGTTCAACATGGAGCCAATCATCTGGGGATGGAGAAAAGACGGAAAACACAAATGGTATGGTGACCAGAAACAGAAATCCGTATTTGAATTTGATGGTATTAAGAATTCAAAGGAAGATGGATTCGGGCATCCATCCAGTAAGCCGGTTCCACTGATTGCTTATCTTATAAAGCAGTGTACACAGGCAAACGGCATTGTGCTTGACGGATTCCTTGGTTCAGCTTCAACACTTATAGCTTGTGAACAGATGGACAGAATCTGCTATGGTATGGAACTTGAGCCGAAGTTCGTTGATGTTGCGGTAAAAAGATACATTGAGTTTAAGGGCAACGGCTCTGATGTATATGTAGAAAGAGACGGAAAGCAGCTCACCTATGATGAGGTAATCGCAGAAATGGAGGCTGATTCAGATAATGGAACAACAGAATAAAAAGACATTAACCCTCGGAAGTCTCTTTGATGGCTCCGGGGGTTTCCCGTTGGGCGGAACTTTAGCTGGCATCACACCTACTTGGGCATCGGAAATTGAGCCGTTTCCCATAAGGGTCACATCAGTCCGATTTCCCAATATGAAACATCTAGGCGACATAACAAAAATCAAGGGTTCAGAGATTGAGCCAGTTGATATCATAACATTTGGCAGCCCCTGTCAGGATATGAGTGTGGCGGGGAAAAGAGAAGGCTTGGATGGTAACCGTTCAAGTCTTTTTTATGAGGCAATTAGAATTATTAAGGAAATGAGAGAGGATACGAATGGAAAATATCCAAGATACATTGTTTGGGAAAATGTCCCAGGAGCCTTCTCGTCAAACAAAGGCGAGGACTTCAAGGCAGTCCTTACTGAAATCTGCAAAGTTAAAGACAGCGAAGTGTCTATACCTAAACCTAGGAAGTGGGAGAAAGCAGGGAGGATTATGGGAGATAGTTACTCAGTCGCCTGGAGGGCCTTCGATGCTCAATTTTGGGGAGTACCCCAAAGAAGACAACGCATCTACCTTATCGCAGATTTTAATGGAAGGAGTGCCGGAGAAATACTATTTGAGTCGGAAGGCTTGTCAGGGTATTCTGCGGAGAGCTTCAAGTCGTGGCAAAGAACTGCCGGCAGTTCTACAGAAAGCATTGGAGAGAATGGCTATGGCTTAATGTTTGAAAACCACTCACAGGATACAAGGTTTGAGGGACCGCTTGAGGTAGCCCAGACTGTATCAGCTACATTTGGAACAGGTGGAAATAACCAGCCTTTCGTAGTGGAAAACCCCCACACCTATGATGTGAGGCTTACTTCTGAGGGTACGAGAAATGGCAGGCATAATATTTATGAAACAGTTACATCAAGGACTGTTGATACAGGCGGGAATATACCGGACTCGAATCAAGGAGGCATTGCAATAGTAGAGCAGAGAACATTCGGCATCTGTGCAAAAAACAGCAATTCCATGAAATCAAATAATCCAAACAGTGGCTTTTACGAGGCTGAAACATCAAGATGCCTTGATGCAAATGGCGGGAATCCATCATGCAATCAAGGTGGAATTGCCGTGATTGAAGGGAATGGCAGCAGACCTTCACATAAAGGTGACGGCTATAAGGAATCGGATGTGATGTATACCTTAAATGCTACGGAACAACACGCAGTTGCTTTTACAGAGGTTCATGCAACCTTATCTGCGAACGATGGGCCCAAGGTATCATCAAGCCAGATGATGAAAAATCCGGAAGAGAATTTTGTAGGTGAGGTTACTTATGGTATAGGAAGGCCTGCTATGAACCAAGGATATAACGCTAAGTTCAGTTTTCAAATTGAAGAAGAGGTTGAGCCAACGCTTGTGGCTTCTGGGGCATCGGGGGTTGCCCACCCTAGATTTTCTTCATCAAAAGCATCATTTTTTACAGAGACAAGTGAGGAGTTTGCAAATACACTTGTTGCCACAGATTATAAAGACCCACCTATCGTAAATGATGGTGGCGGTGCGGATTATATTGTGCGCAGGCTTACTCCTGTGGAGTGTGCAAGACTTCAAGGCTTCCCCGATTGGTGGTGTGACGGACTTGAAATGCCGGAACTTACCGATTGCGACATTGCCAAGTGGAGAGAAATCTTTAATGTCCATGCCAAGGTAATGGGAAAGAGTGGAAAGCCTAAGACAGATAATCAGATTAGAAAGTGGTTACAGAATCCAAGAACTGATTCTGCCGAATATAAAATGTGGGGGAATGGTGTAGCGTTACCTATTGTTTATTTTGTACTGTCAGGCATTATGTACTATGCACAAGAATCTGCCAAATAAAGGCAGCATATTGTACCCCTGTGAATGCACATAATAGTTGCTTTTACAGGGGTTTAGAGTGATATATGTACATACCAAAAGAAAGGGAGGTACGTAGCATGGTACTACATTTTAATGTGAAAGGCGAAAACAAAAAAGCGATGATTACAGCCATTGAAAGTGAAACAGGAGTAAAGGCGAGATACCTTGGAGTTCCATCCTGTGCATACGAGATTGGAAATTACATGGTAGGTAGAAACGGAGAACTGGAATTCGGAGATTTCGATGACCTTGAAGAGGTTAAGCCAATTGTTGAGGCTTGTGTCAAAGCCACAGGGGTTAAACCATCAGAGTGGGATAAGGGTGAAAAGGCGGCAGAACAGGCCGATATTAAGCCAGATAAGGGGGCAGAAAGTAAAAAGACGGAACTTACGGTTTCGATACCACTTAATA